CAACACCGACTGGCAAGGTGACATCACCGGCATGGGCGACACCGTGATCATCAACACGATCCCCACCATCACGATCAACAGCTACAGCATCGGCCAGAATCTGGCTTATGAAGTGCCTGCTCCTAGCACCATCACCTTGGTGATTAACAAGGGCAAGTATTTTGGCGTGAACGTGAACAACGTTTTGGAACTGCAAGCCAAGCCCAAGTTGATGGACATGTTCACCAACGACGCTGCCATGCAGATGAAGATTCAGATCGACAAAGACGTTCTGTATACCAACTTCAACCAAGGCGCTGCTGTCAACCAAGGCGCTACCGCTGGTGCAATCTCTGGCTCGTTCAACCTGGGCACCGATCTGGCTCCCGTCACGTTGACCGCTTCTAACATTCTGTCAAGCATCACTGCTTTGTCCAGCGTGTTGGATGAGAACAACGTGCCCGAGACCGACCGCTGGTTGATCATCACCCCCACCGAGCGTCAAATCCTGATGCAGTCGAACTTGGCTCAAGCCCAGTTCATGGGTGACGCTTCCAGCGTGTTTCGTAACGGCAAGATCGGCATGATCGACCGCTTCACCGTGTATGTCTCCAACCTCGTTCCCCGTGGCGCTGCTGGCAAGACCTACATGAACCCCAACACTGGTACTGACGCTACGTTGACCAGTGCTCTGAAGCGTCATGCTGTGATTGCAGGCCACAAAGCAGCCATTACCTTTGCGTCGCAAATCGCTAAGGTTGAGTCCTTGCAAAACCCCAACGACTTTGGTACGCTGGTTCGCGGCCTGAACGTCTACGGCACTCAAGTTGCTCAAGCCAACGCTTTGGCTCTGTTGCAAGTCGCTGGTTAATCCAGTTTAGCGAGAGGGGGGCTTCGGCCCCTCTCAGTTAATTCACAAACAGGGGGTTGTATGGCTATAATTGACGATCTGATCGCCAGTGGTTTATCTTTGCCGCAGGCACAACAAGTTATCCTTGAAGACACCACTTCCAACATTGACGGCTTGGTGATTGCTGGGTTCTCGTACGTTGAGGCTTTGGCTATTACTAATCTTGATGCTGGAACTGCGACCTCAGCTAATTTGGCTGCACAGGGAGCATGGGCTGGTACGCAAGTTCCTGCAATTGTTGCAGCGTTGGCTGTAACGTGAGGTAGTTCATGGGCACAGTCACCGCAGGCACAATAATCAATAAAGCTGCTATTCAGTTAGCAGATTTAAATACTGTCCGCTGGACTCGTGCAGAATTGCTTAGCTGGCTCAATATGGCGCAGCAAGCGTTAATTCTTGCTATTCCTGAATCGTCTGCGGTTACTACAAATGTAACAACAGTTGCCGGGGCTAGACAATCTATCCCTAATGATGGTTGGATATTATTGAGCGCTAATAGAAATATGGGCATATCTGGCACCATATCGGGACGGTCGCTTGAAGAAACCCGCAAAGAAGTTTTGACAAAAAACAGTCCTTCTTGGACTTCAGACGCAGGAACTTCTTTTGCCACGGCGTATATATACAATCCGCTTGATAAAACTGTGTTTTGGATATACCCTCCAGCAGATTATTCCGGCAACAAAATTGAAATTACTTATTCACAGTCTCCATTACCAATGACGGCTGAGTACCAAGCAATTTTAGTAAGTGACATATACGAACCAATTTTGCTTGATTACGTTTTGTACAAAGCGTGCATGAAAGATGCGGAATACGCTCCTGGCGTTGAATTGGCTAAAGGTTATTTGGCAACATTTTCTACGCTTATAGCTGCTTTGCAAAGCTCTACACGTAGTGTCCCAGCTGAAATGGATAAAGCTTAATGGCTGTCACTGCTCAAACCATCATTGACAAAGCTGCAAAACAGCTGCTGGATTTAAACAGCCTTAAATGGACTCGCGCAGAGTTGCTTGGCTGGCTTAATGACGGTTTGCGGCAAATTGTGCTCATGCAGCCTACCGCTACAAACACGCCGGGTGCAGTAAAACTTGTAGCAGGCACAAGACAAACGTTACCTACTGGCGGCTGGGTGCTTTTGGGCATCTACCGTAACATGGGTACAACTGGTTCGACTCCTGGTCGTGCTGTTCGTATTATTTCTCGTGAGTTGTTGGATGCGTTTGAGCCAAGCTGGCATACATCCACGGCTAGCACAACAACTAAAAATTACATTTACGATCTACAAGACCAAACGGCGTATTACGTATACCCGCCCAGCACTGGGACAAACTATCTTGAGATTAACTACTCAATGCAGCCAACTAACTTAACGTCTGAATCGCAAACGATTCCCATGTTTGACATATACCAAATGCCTTTGTTGGACTACATTATGTTCAGAGCCTGCACTAAAAATGTTGAGTATGCTCCCGGTGTAACTTTGGGGCAAATGTACTTGACAATGTTTACGGCTGCGATAAACGTAAAAGAACAAACAGAAATTAAAGCAACTCCGGAGCAGGGGCTTTTGCCACGTAATCCTAATGTTGGCGGGTCAATGTCATGAGCGAAGTTGCATACGATCTGTTTTTGCCAGAAGTCATGCAGTTTGTAAAAGATGTGCCAGAAGTCGTGGCCATCAACGCAATCCGCAATTCTTGTATTGAGTTTTGCCAAGAAACTCGGTACATCCAAGAAAACCTAGACCCTATGGCAGGAATTTCTGGGATGGGGGTATATGACCTTGAGCCGGACGGCGATTATAAAATTGCAGACGTTGTTGAAGCTTGGTACGGGGACGCATTTTTGGTTCCACGATCCATTGAGCAGTTGACTCAGATTTATCGCACAACTAACTGGAATACGCTGGGTGGAAATCCTTACTATTATTTCAGACCATCTTCGCAAGAAGTGCAATTGGTTCCGTACCCTCAAGTTACGCAAGCCAACAAAATTAAATTACGCGTTGCCCTTAAACCAAGTCGGGCGTCTACGACTATTCGAGAAGAAATTTACGAACGTTTTCTTGAAGACATTGCGTACGGGGCAAGAGCGCGTTTGTACAACACACCAAACCAACCGTATTACGACCTCAAAACTTCTCTTGAGTACTTGAAGAGGTTTAACGATGTGATGGCGGATGTGCGCACGCAAGTGAACAAAGGTTTGACCCGTGCGTCTGTTGCGATTGAATTCCAGAGGCTTGTATGACTGACAAAATTAAACTGGTCACGAATGACACACGCCCTGCATTGGTGTGCAATATCACAGACAGCACTACTGGGGCCGTAGTTGTTTTGACAGGAGCTACTGTTCGTTTGTATTTTCGAGCACTTGGGTCGGATACATTGCAAGCTACAGTTACCGGGTCTGTTACAAACGGGGCAACTGGACAAGTCACTTTTTATCCGGCATCGGCTCCTGCTATGTTGCAAGGTGCAGCTGGGGATTACGAAGGTGAAATTGAAATTACTTTTTCCGACGGGCAAATCCAAACTGTGTATGACGTACTGAAGTTCAAACTACGCGAAGACTTTTGATGGCAGATATTTCCTTACGCGCTAGCGTCACTTTTGTAAACCTTTCAAGGACTGCCACTTATGTAGTGCCAGTGTCTGATATTGCTTACATTGTGTTGGCGTCTTCAGCAAGTATGGACACAAGCGGGTTATTCCGGTTTAACGGAGAAACAATTGGGATTGCAGATAGTTCGGTCTTGGCGTTTTCCAAACCCCTTACCGATTCCCTAAATATTGCAGACATCTCTGCGTTGTCATTTGCGACTACAAACACTGAGTCTGTTACGTCATCCGATAGCAACGTAAAAACTTTGCAACTTGGGAAGACAGAAACTACTTCTGTTACAGATACAAATGCTCTAGCGTTCACTCTTGGGTCTGTTGCTGAAAGCCTAGCAGCAAATGATTCTTCAGCCATAAATTTTTCAACGCCCGTAGCTGAAACAGTGTCCTTTAGCGATAGCACTTTGGTAGTGTTAATTTTCCTTCGAGAAGTTTTTGATACGCTGACTTCGTCAGATACGTCATCTTTGTCTTTTGCCCCAGACACCAAGGTAGAAACTGTTACTTCTGGGGACTCAAGTTCTTACGCTTTTAATCAGTTTCTGACTGAAGCGTTTGCAATGAACGACCTTGCCGATGTTGGCGATGGTATTTCTTTTGATTTCATTGACTTTACAGCCAATGTTGTTACGATTACGGAAGCAGCAGCCATTGGGTTTACTACTTCTGCAACAGATTCTTTTTCACTGTCGGACGCAGGAGTGGGGGCAATGCAAGATTATTGCGACATCACATATTTTGCGGAAGACTATGTGGGAACTCGGTTCACTTTTTAACAGGAGAAGTTCATGTTGAACGATAAACTTACAGTCACAGGCAACGTCTTTGTCAAAGTTTTTGACGCACAAGGCAATGTCAAAGATTCTCGTGAATTTAAAAATTTGGTTGTTACCGCAGGCAAGACCTTTATTGCGTCTTCAATGCTCAAAACGACCAATTCACCAGCAGCTATGACACACATGGGGCTGGGGACTGGCACGACCGCAGCTGCCGTTGGCGATACTGCGTTGCAAACTCCGATTGCAAGTTCGAGGGTAACTTTTTCGTCAGCAACTTCGTCTACCAACGTCGTTACTTACGTGGCCAGTTTCCCTGCTGGCACTGGCACTGGCGCTGTTACTGAAGCCGGTATTTTCAACGACCCAACAGCCGGAACGATGTTGTGCCGCACGGTGTTCTCAGTTGTCAACAAAGGCGCAAATGACGCCATGAGCATCACCTGGCAAATCACCGTCTCCTAATTGGGGTGTTTAGATGTCAACAATTGTCACTCGTGCAGGTAAAGGCTCGCCGTTAACCAATACGGAAGTTGATACCAACTTTACAAACCTGAACACTGATAAGTTGCAGGCTGGCGGGGCATTGGGGACACCTTCGTCTGCAACACTGACCAATGCTACTGGGTTGCCCCTTTCTACCGGTGTTACTGGCACTTTGCCTGTTGCTAATGGCGGTACAGGGCTTACAACTGCAACTGGTGCGTTGGTTGGCGCAGGCGCTACGATTTCTGCGGTAGCTGCGGGTACAGCGGGTAACTTGCTTACTTCAAACGGCACGACCTGGACTTCTGCTGCGGCTCCAGCCGGTATGATTTATCCTGGTGCAGGTATCCCAAACTCTACAGGAACAGCATGGGGTACTTCGTATAGCACAACTGGCTCCGGCACTGTGGTTGCCTTGGCGACATCACCAAGCTTTACAACTCCCGTTCTTGGTACGCCAACATCAGGCAACTTCAGCACGGGCACTTTTACTTGGCCTACCTTTAACCAGAACACAACTGGTTCCGCTGCTTCAGCCACCAATGCAAGCTCGGCCACCAACGCCACAAATGCGGTTAACATAGGTATAACCGATGACGTTGCCACGGCAACGGCTGTGTATCCAACTTGGGTATCTGCAACATCAGGCAACGCAGCACAAAAAGTATCCAGTTCCAAGATTACGTTTGTACCGAGCACGGGCACACTTACCACGACCACCTTTAGCGGTGCTTTATCTGGTAACGCTTCTTCAGCCACTAATGCAACTTTGGCTACGTTGGCCACCCTGGCAACGCTTGCTACATTAGCCACAACTGCAACCACGGCAAATAACGTCAACAACGGCACTCTTACCCTGGCGGTTTCGGGAACTGGTCTTTCTGGTTCGCAGACATTTACGGCCAACCAAAGCAGTGCAGCAACCTTCACGGTTACAAGCAATGCGACCAATGCAAATACCGCCAACACCATTGTTGCGCGGGACGCTTCGGGTAACTTTAGCGCAGGGACGATCACTGCGACTTTGAGTGGTGCGGCTTCTTCAGCCACCAACGCAGGATTTGCCACCAACGCAACCTTTGCTTCATCGGCCACCAACGCAGGGTTTGCCACCAACGCAACCTTTGCGTCTTCAGCAACCAACGCCAGCGCGGCTACAAATGCAGGCTACGCTACCAACGCAGGCAACTCCTCCACCGTTGGCGGTTTTACACCATCACAGACCAACGGTGTAGCAAACCGGGTTGTTGTTGCTAATGGCAGCGGGTACATATTCAACAACTACTTCAACTCCACTGATGATACATCTTCAACGGGCATGACGTATGTCATGGCCAAGTTTGGTGATGATTACTATCGTTCCGCTTCCGCCGCAAAAGTTGCCACGTTTATCAGCGGCCAGTCGATGAACATCAGTGGTTCAGCCACCAACGCAACCTTTGCGTCTTCAGCAACCAACGCAACTTTTGCATCTTCAGCAACCAACGCCAGCGCGGCTACCAATGCAGGCTATGCCACATCAGCAGGTTCAGCTACCAATGCCAGTGCAGCCACCAACGCAACCTACGCCACATCAGCAGGTTCAGCTACCAACGCAACCTACGCTACAACAGCGGGGTCTGCGTCTCCCCCCAGCACTTTCAACGCTGTGGGTACGTATGCAATGGTTAGCGGTAATGCATCTGCAACTGGCACTATTTTTACTTCCGGACTTTCGACCACTTTGGTAGATTCAGTCAATATTTATTTTGACCAGTCGGGTACATACTCAATTCAACAGAAGCAGTCTAATTTATCTGGAACATGGAGATGGATGA